CGCCAAGAAAAAACCAATGCGTGAGATGCGTATTGGTGGGGCCAACAAAGTTGCGATGAAGCGTATGCGTGGCGGCGGTGCCAACAAAGTTGCGATGAAGCGTATGCGTGGTGGTATGGGTGTTAAGAAGAAAGCGCCACCCATGATGGCAAATAAAGGCAAAATGGTTCGTAAAATGCGCGGCGGCGGCATGAATAATAAGAGAAAATAAATGGCAACTTCAGGTTCACGGGACTTTGATCTCGACGTAGCGGAAATCATTGAAGAGGCGTATGAGCGTTGTGGGCTAGAAGTTCGCACCGGATATGATGCTCGTACTGCGAGACGGTCCCTGAACCTAATGTTTGCTGATTGGGCAAACAGAGGTTTGAATCTGTGGACTGTTACACAAGCCACGCAGGCTTTAACAGCAGGCACTTCAACCTATACCTTTGATACAACCTACACAGATTTATTAGAGGTTGTTCTTAGAAGAAGCGGTACTGATTTTCAGTTATCAAGGATATCAAGAAGTGAGTATCTAACAATACCCAACAAGACGACTCAGGGCAGACCCAGTCAATATTTCTATGATCGTCAGGTAACGCCACAAATACTTTTGTGGCCCACCCCAGAAAACTCAACAGACACTTTGGTGTATTACTATGTTAGACGGATTGAAGACGCTGATGCTTTGGTTAACACAACTAATGCACCGTTTAGGTTTTTGCCCTGCATGGTCGCAGGGCTTGCGTACTATACTGCTCTCAAAAAAGCACCGGAACGAGTCCAGCTTTTAAAAGTTTTATACGAAGAAGAATTCCAAAGGGCAGCGGATGAGGACGAAGATCGTGTGGCTCTTAAACTACAGCCTAGTATTCAGTATCTAAGGGTTAACTAATGGCTCGATTTGCTTCTGGAAAAGATGCGTATGGATACTCAGATCGTTCCGGTTTCCGTTATCGTTTAAGTGAAATGATAACAGAGTGGAATGGTTTAAAGGTAGGACCGGATGAGTATGAGCCAAAACATCCACAGCTTGAGCCACCAAGTGTTGGTCCTGATCCGCAAGCTTTGCACGATCCAAGACCAGATCAAAGAACGGAGGTTTCCGTGGCTGTTTTATTAGGTGTTGACCCGTTTCTATCAGGTTCTTCTGGTTCTGCTGTCATAACCGTTATTGAACCCTCTCATGGACGTTCTTCCTCAGATACTGTAAGGTTCCGCAAAGTTGAAGCCTTTGATGGGTTTACGGAGGCCGTGTTGGAGAAATCAGATGGTTACTCGATTACTGTTGTGGATGGAGACACATATACCTTTTCTGCGTCGTCGGGGACAGCAACCTCCGGTAGTACACGAGGCGGTGGTGAAAATGCGACTGTCGGACCCGTCACGCTGGAGAGTTAAATGAGTTATACGCTTGCAGAACTAAAAACAGCGATACAGGACTATACCGAAAACACGGAAACATCCTTTGTTACAAACCTGCCCACGTTTATTAAGAACGCAGAGCAGCGTATATTTAAGCTTGTTGATCTTGAATTTTTCCGTAAAAACGCAACCAGTGCCTTAACAAGTTCGGATCCGTTTTTGTCAGTGCCCACTGATTATTTAGCATCCTTTTCATTGTCGATAACAAACAGTAGTTCAAAAGAATTCTTACTACAGAAGGATGTAAACTTTATACAGGAGTATACTCCTAACCCTGCTACGACAGGTGTTCCAAAGTATTACGCTTACTTTGATGTCAGTAATTTTATAGTGGCTCCTACACCAGACAGTAATTACACCTGTGAACTGCACTATTACTACAGGCCAGCGTCACTGACCGCTGGCGCTGACTCCGGCACGACCTGGTTAAGCACCAACGCTTCGGTTGCCTTGCTTTACGGTTCATTGGTCGAGGCGTATACTTTTATGAAAGGTGAGCAAGATATGCTTGCCATGTATGAAAAACAGTTTACTGAGGCATTATCGCGTATTAAGGACTTGGCAGAGGCTAGAGAGAATAGTGATGCATATCGCAGAGGTTTACCTGATCGGCCTCGTACATAAGGAGTAGAAGATGGCAACAAGTAACGCGGCAACAAACTATCTAGAAAGGAGGTTGTTGCATTTTATTTTTA